TTGACGCTGATGCGCTACGGCTGCAGGGCTGGTCAGATGATGCGATCATGGCACTACAAAACGGTTTAATTCGCCGGTGAGTTGACTATGGCCGCCACCACCCGGCGCCCAAGGGCCGCCCGGAGCACCAAGGTTCGCCCTGATCCGTGTCCTGATCTGGGCCGACTGGGGAGCTTCCCGGCGCCTACGCCGTGGTCTGAGCAACTGGCCGCCGACAATCTGCTCTTGGCTCGGTCCATGGCCAACCGGATGGCCCGGTCCACCCGGATGCCATTTGATGACCTGTTTTTGGTGGCCGCACAAGGCCTGCTGAAGGGCTGCCGCCGCTACGACCCCCAGCGACTCAACCCGACCACCGGCCGCCCCTATGCCCTGAGCACGTGCGTGGTGCCCTTCGTCCGCGGCGCCATGGCGCAGTGGTTGCGGGACCGGGGACACAGCTCTGGGGTGAAGTTCCCCGATCGCTGGCGCGACAAGGCCCCCATGGTGCGCCGCCTGGCCGGCGATGGCGCCACCCTCTCGGCCGTGGTGGAGGCCACCGGGCTCCGGCCCGAGGAGGTGGAAGCGATCCTGGAGGCCCTGGGCGCCACGCGCACCCTTGACCCTGATACCCACCACACCAGCCGCCAGCCGGATCCATGGGATGAAATCGAGGCCTATGACGAGCTGAATGAAGCGCTGCGGATCGCCGATGAGGCCCACGGCGCCCTTCAGTGGTCGGATCGGCAGATGCTGGAGGCGGCTTGGGATGCCCCGAAGCGGCGCCAACTGGCCCGCATGCCTCACGGGCAGTTCCTGAAGCATGTCCAAGGGGTGATCCGTGGCGAACCGCTCACGCGGCAGGCAGAACAGCAGGCCCTGGCCCTGGATCTCCCCGTCAGCAGCGCCGAGGGGGCCGGGGCTGATGCTATCCCCCGCAGGCGGCTCACAGGGGCCGCCGAGATCCTGCAGGCGGCGGAGCAGTTGGCGCTTTTTGAACCCGCAGGGGCTGGCGGCGAAAGCGGGAAAACTCAGCCAGCAGGCATAGAAGGCGCAGGTGCGGCAGCAGATCAGCCATCCGACCAATAAGGGCGATCTGCCGTCTTTCCGTCACCCCCGGCTGGCGGAGTACATGGCTGATCTTGACCTCGTGGCTGACTGCTGGGATCTGTTGCGGGGTGATGCCAAGCCGCGGCACCTTCCGAAGGAAGGCGGCGAGCCGAAGGACGCCTATCAGGCCCGCCTCAAGCGCTCCAGCTACCCCAGCTTTTTCCGCGATGGCGTCGGCGCCTTCGCGGGGGTGCTCAGCCGCTACCAGCTTCGAGGGGTGCAGAAGGGGCTCTTGGACGCAGCCCAGGACATTGACGGCGAGGGCAACAGCCTCAAGGCCTGGGGCCTCGGCGCTGATGCCTTAGTGCTCCGCGATGGCGGTTGCCTGCTGATGGCCGACATGCCGCCGGGGGTGCCCGAGAGCAGGACCGCCGAGCTGGCCCAGGGCCGCCGGCCGGTGTTCAGCGTGGCCGAGCGCTGCAACGTCCTCAACTGGAAGACGGCAAAGGTGGGCCGCAAGCGTGTGCCGATCGCTGTCACGGTTCTGGAGTGGCACGAGGTTAAGGATGGCGATTACGGCCTGAAGCTGGAGCCCCGTTACCGCGTGATGCGGGGCGGGGAATGGCGCCTGCTCAAGATCAAGGGCGACGGCGGCAAGGGGGCCGCCGGCAACTACGAGGTGGAGGTGGCCACCGATGAGCAGGGCCGCCCGCAGGAGGGCGTGTTCCTGGGCGCCAACGGTGAGGCGCTGCAGTACCCGCCGGTGGTCTGGTACGGCGCCACCCGCGATGGCTTCGGGGAAGGCGGGCTGCCGCTGCTGTCGCTGGCGAACCTCACCTTGGACTGGTTCCGCGAGTACAGCGACCTGAAAGAGCTCCTGCACCGCTGCGCCCTGCCCGTCACGGTGCTCAAGGACGCCGGCCGGGCGCCGGGGCAGCCCCTGACACTGGGGCCGAACAGCCTGGTGGAGATCAAGGATCCCAACGGCTCGCTTTCGTTTGCTGAACCCTCCGGCGGCAGCCTCGACAAGCATCTGCAACATCTGCAGGAGATCGAAAAGCTGATTGATCGCTCCACCCTGTCGTTCCTGTTCAGCGGCAGCAGCAACCGCACCGCCACGCAGGCCGAGCTGGAGGGGGCCCAACTGCAGGCCACTATCACCGCGATGGCCGAGAGCAAGTCCAGCGCGTGGGAGAGCCTGTTTCAGCTCTGGGGCCAGTTCACCGGCGAGATGCCCCAGGCCGACGCCGGGCTGGATCTGCTGCCAGGGGTCACGGATAAGCCGGTGGATGACGCCCTGCTCACCCTCGCCGGCACCCTCTACGACAAGGGCCTGCTCATGCGCGAGACGGTCACGCACCTGGCGCAGAAGCGCGGCATGCTCCGCCCCGGTGCTGATGGCAAGAAGGAAGCCGCCGATCTGGCCGCCGAGGATGCCCGCCAGCAAGCCCTTAACAACCCGCCGGTGCCGGGCCCCAATGACCTCGCAGGCGATGGCGTGGATGCGCAGGGGTTGCCACTGAGCTGACGGGAAAACTGCGGCAGAGACTGCCGTAGCCATGCCCCGAGGAACCCGCCGAACGTCCTACGTGCGGGACAACCGCGGGCGGTTTGCCTCCACCCCAGGCGGTGGGGCCCCCAAGCGACCGCCGACCAAGCGAGCCAGCCGCGGCACCAATCGCCTCACGCGGGACAACTCGGGGCGCATCACCAGCGTGGGCGGCAATGGCGCCACAGCTCGCGGAGGACGGCTGCGCACCGGGGCGGGGAACCTCAGGGCCAGGCAGACCGATCGCCTCAAGGGGGCGCCTCAGGGGGTGCTGAGCAGGGGAGGGAAGGCGCGGGGGAAGGTGGCCGCCGCAAAGAAGCCGGCCGGCTGGATGCAATCACCAGAGGCGCGGAAGGATCGGGTTGATCCAGTGTCAGCGGCGAACCGGAAAGATTACGCGAGGCGACTCCGAGCCCTGCCAAAAGCGGCGCAGAGGGCAATACAAGTTGAGCGCTTAGCACGCAAGCAAAAGTTTCTGGTTGCAGGAAACACGGCAGCACAGTTGAGCAATCTTTCTGAAGGCAGGATGCAACTAATTGCCAATGCAGGCAAGCGCAAGAACAAACTAACGCCTGGCCAGATTGACGCGATTATTCGCTCCATGAGCCAATCGGCAAGGCGCCTAAAGGTCGGGATGGCCACGGGCAATAGGGGGCGCATGAAGTACAACCCCAAGGCCTTGCAGCTCGCGCCTAGCGCCGCTGCCAGGAAGATCCGCGGGGCTCGCGTTGGTGGGGTGGCGCGGAAGGGCAAGGCGGCGCAACCCTCCAGGCCGGACACCGCGCAGGCAAACATCCCGATGCGCGGCGCCAGGGGCAGGCAGTTGGACGCTTCGATCAGCCGTGCCGTGAAGGAGGTTCAGGCTGCGCAGCGTGCGCGTTTGATGAAGCCAAAGGAGCAGGTACGTGCCGAGACGGCAGCCCGCAAGGCCGCCAAGGAGGCGGCTGCAGCCGCCAAGCCGAAACGGGCTCCGCGCAGCGCTCAATCCCTGCGGCTCAGCCGGGCCAAGCAGGTTGAAAAGCGGCGCTCCATCACCACCAACCCGGCGGGCAATCGAGCCGACGCGGCCGGCCGGATGGCTGCAAACGCAGCGCGGACGCAGCAGCGGGCGTTGGCGTTCTATGGGGGGAAGCCTAAAAAAAAAGCGGTAGCAAGTAACGCAACTGCCGCCAAAAGCATTAAACCGGAGGCAGGAAAAGCCCCTAAGCGAATCTCCTACCTACTTGCTTATCACGGAACAAACAAAGAGTCGGCAACCGCAATTCGCGCAGGGGGTTACAAGGGAACTCGGTACGGCACCTACGGTGATGGGGTCTATGCGACGACAAGCAGAAAGGGAGCCCGCGAGTATGCAAATTGGAGGGCTGCAGGCGGTAAGAACAAGTTTGGCGAGGCTTTCCCGGCCAGCGCTTTGGGGCCTGCTGTCCTTGCTCACCGCATACCTAAGGGAAGGATCAATAAAGGTGATCTGCCTGGCTACATGATAAGCGATTGGGTAAAGTCTGGAAAGGCAAGAAGGGTGAGCAAGCAAGCAACAGGTCATTCTCCCTATGTCGTGATGAATGAACAGCTTGCAAACAGAACCCTCGTGAACCGCAGCGGCACGATCAGGCGCCCACGTAAGCCCCGCCGCCGCCGTAAGCCCTAACCCATGGCCACCATCGGCGACCAACAACTCAAGCTGGCCGACGACTACGCCGCCGCCTTGGACACCCTGGCCGATCGGTCGGTCTCCAACACGCAGGCGGCCCTCCGTCGTTCCTTGGCCCGCACCCTGCGGGATCTGCGCCGGTTCTATGGGCAGTTCGTGGATCCCGAGCTTCCCGACCAGCCCAGCGCCGATGGGGTGACGCGCCGGCCGGGGTCGTACTCGATCGCCGATGGCTCCGCCAAGTTCAGGCGCCTATTGGAGCTGGCCCAGGCCTTCGCGTCGGATCGGGAGCTGGCCTGGCTGCAGAACCGCTATCGCGAGGACTTCGCCGAAGCGGTGGCCCTCGGCGGCGACCTGGGGCAGCAGCTCGCGCAGACCACTGATCCCTCCGCTCCGGCGCAAGGCGCATTCGTGGGCGCCTCCAAGGCCGCCGTGGAGGCCGCTGCCAACACCGCCAGCGCCTACATCCGCGGCGAGGTGGAGAGCTTCCGCGACAACATCGCCCGCATCGTCACCGACGGCATCGGCCGCGGGAAGGGGCCCCGCGTGCTGGAGGGGGAGATCAGGACCGCCCTGCAGGGTGCCCGCGACCCGCAGGGGCTGAACAACCGACTGGGCCTGGAGCAGCGGGCTGAGCTGATCGCCCGCAGTGAGCTGGCCAACGCCTACGTGGGGGCCCAGAAGGCTGCCGCCGCCCGCAATGGGTTCGGCTATGCCCGGTGGATCGCCACCAAGGACGAGCGGACCTGCCCGGTGTGTGCCTCGCGCCATGGCCGGATCTACCGACTGGACGAGATCGTGGCGCCGGGGCACCCTCGCTGCCGGTGCAGCCTCTCCCCCGTGGCCACCGAAGCCGTGGAGGAGCCCGATCCCACCCTGCGGGCCGCCCTGCTGCGCGAGGCCTACTGGCAGCGGGCCCGCGAGGATGCCACCCGAGAGTTCGCCGCCGGCAAGGGCTGGCCGTTCGCCCGTGCCTCCCAGGTGCTGGAGGAGGCCGTGCGCAAGCCCTCCCCCAGCGAGCGGCGGCAGTATCCCGACAT